ATATCCACCTTCTCCATCACATGTTGGACATACAGAATCTTCATCGTCACAGTCTTCGCCATAGCAATATCCACATGTTGTCCACTCATCATCATGAAGATCGTCATCATGTACAATAAAATACTCACCATCTTGTAAGAATACTGTGTACTTATCTGGACTCTTCTTCCACACAGCTTTCACCTTGTTATAGGTCTCGCTGACAAATTGTACAAGCTCTGTACCACCATGGATGGTGACAACGTTACGTAAAGCTGCGAAGAATCCTTGCTTAGTAATCTTGAAGCTATTCTTCTTTAAGAATTCAAATAACTTCTCAGCCACTTCAGCACGTGGGTTTAAGCAACACCACATCCAGAATCTCTTAAGGGCTTCATACTCCTCATTGTCACCTAAAGGTTCAAGAGGGTTTCTTCTACCTACAATTGAGGCAAACTCTTCCACCATCATAGGAGGAAGACTGCGATTGATTCCTGACATGTATATAGAACCATCTCTAAGATCAAAGTCAGTTAGTTTAGCTAGCTTTTTACAGCCTTCTAATATAGCAGCGTTGCGCTTAACTTCTTCTTCAAACTTACGCTTCTCTTCTAGTCCTTCTTTAGAACTACATACAGTGAATAACTCTATTTCACTTCTTGCATCACGAGCACGATTGAAATCCTCAATTGTAGCTGGATGTTTGCTAATGATGTCACCATCCTTAAGAATAATAGTTAGTACGTCATTTACAAACTTGATATTTGAATATATGTTACTATTAAACATAGCAGTGTTACTGCTAGTAGGACCAGATGAAGCTGTGTTGTCTTTCAACAACATCTCCATAACCTTTGTGTCTCTTTCAACAAGAGACTTGAAAAACTCTAAACTTGCATTGTTCATTTTGTGATTGTTTATAATGTTAAAATTTAAGCTACAAATAATGATAATTGACCTTTCTCTACAGGAACGTGTCCTTCAGTAATCTTATAGTTACTAGCATTCATGCGCATGTTCTTGTAACGACACATGTCTTTCATTACATCTAATAAACCTTTGTAATTGAAGTATTCAAAAGCATTTCCATAACTGCCACGCATTTTGTTACATAACTTCTTTATGAAAGGATGTTTAGAAAGTAGTTTATCTGTACGATTGAGTTTAGTAAACAGCTCTAAGTCATATAGATTATGCTTAGAAGCATATTCATCAAGCTTAAGATCAGTATTAGTTTCTTTAGCCCATGTATAAATCATTTTGTCTTGGTAATCATATAGTTCATCAAGATCTTTCTTTAAACCTGAATTAACTTCTTCTAATACGTTACGAACATCAAACACTCTACTATACAATTTTTCGAACATAGAGATTAACTTAGCTGTCATCATTCTCTTGAATGGTTTGTTATGACCTTTCAAGAATGTAGCTAAAGGCATAAAGTTATGTAGATTGTACATCTCCAACACTTTAATCTCTCTATCAGACATAATGACAAACTTTATGTCATTCTCCACTTTCCTGAACATTCCAAATAGATGATCAAGAGATGTGCGCTCTTCTTCTTTAGCATATACAGTGAGCATCTTTCTCTTATGAAGCTCTTTACCATCATACACTGTAGGAACAAACTTAGCATTAGTTCCTGTCTCTCTTTCTGGAGCTGTTGCTTGCTTAACGTTAACGTCACCCTTCTCCTTCACCTTACCATTTTTGGCAGCTTTAGGTTTAGGCTTAAAGTTTTTAGCTTTGTCAGCAACAATCCATGCTTCAGGAACATCAATAGCATCTAAATCTACAAAGCTATTTGTAACCTTACTAAGACAAGTTTGGAATTCAGCTATTACTTCTCTCCATTGTGACTTAGGATAGTTATACAACTTTAACAAGTCATGATAACAACGCATGTCTGGATTACTTGCATTATAGCTGTTCTTACTCCAATCTTTGTTTTTAGAGAATAATGTAAAAGCATGAGACTTCTTAATAAACTTTGCAGACTTCTTAGCCCATAGCTCTTTGATATAACGACGCTTGCGATCACCAAATATTCCTGTAAATACAACAATCTTGTCAGCTCTACCTAAAGATGTAAAAGTTACATCTGAATCCCATCTACTACGAGACTCAGATATTCTAGATCTATGATTACTTAGCTCATACTTACATTCATATTCATTAAGCATGTAGTCTCTTATTTTATAAAGACCATTTGCTGTAAAATACTTACATCCTATTAATGTAGGGTTACGTGCTGGTATTGTAGCATGTTTTAACACTTCAGATACATCCCACTGATCACCTGCATGATCTTTAATGTGTCTATGTCCACTAGAGAAATGGTCTATCACTGCACGTACATCATCTGTATCAGCAATAGATTCATTGTAGGTAGTCATAAACTCATTAGCCAGGGTTGTAATCTTTTTCTTGATAAGTTGCTTAGCTTCTTGAGTATATCTCAATGACTCTCTATTTGGCGTAGGAAACAATCCATCTGTAAGACTAAACCTTAAGCCTATTCCACAATAATAGATTTGCTTTATGCCAAGCTTATCAAAGTCTAATGGATAATATACATTGTCTAAACATACGTGCATATGACTATCAGGACATACGTCTGATATTTGATAATGCTCACTTCTATAGATTTTGAATGTATTGTCCATATCAGGAACATCAAAATATACATTCTCAAAATAAGCAAGTTGCTCTTTGATCTTCTTCTTGAATTCATAACTATCACCCCACTTAACAGGAATAATAATCTTGACGCCATTACCTTCAGAAGTTGCATTATCAGATAATAAGTCAATCGAGTTGACTTCTTCTCCTTCATACATCATATACTTACGCTCTCTTCCATCTTTACGTGCAATGAAATAGAAGCTAGAAGCATATGCAAGAGGGGCTTTGAAACCAAGGCCCATCATACCAAGCTCTGTGGTAGACTCACGCTTTGTGCTCTTACCATACTTACTGATGATATTCTCTACGTCATCAGCATCTAAACCAATACCAAAATCTTCAACAGAGAATTCAAAGCTGCTATTTTTATTCTTAAAGCTAACAATAATAGGATGATTATCCTTACCTGCTCTACGATGAGAGTCTAGTGCATTACTAGCGCACTCTCTAACAGTTGAACCAATTGCATCTGCATATAGGTTCTTACTCAACATCTGCATCAAAACTTGTGCACTGTCAAGATCTAACGACATACCAATAGTAGCTTGTGTGCTACCCACTTGATGTATTAAAGATTGTGTTTGTTTTTCTAAGATCATATGTCTGCTTTTTGTAGCCAATCAATTGTATACCCATTGGTTTCTTTGATTAGCGTGTTGATTTTTGTGAATACTCCTTCTGTATCCCAATGACTGTTCCTGTAAGAAGCTGAAGCTGGATGACTCAATTCAAAATGAAATGTGAATGGTGAGACATATCTCTTAAGCTTACCTGCTTCTTTACCAAAGAACACTATTGGTATACCTGTGAATGAAAACACCTCTTCTAATAGATATTGCATAAATGGTTCCCATATCTTTAGATGAGATCCTGCTTTATGAATTTCTGTAGTGAGGGCTGCGTTACATAGTAACACTCCTTGCTTAGCTAGGAATGTTAAATCTGGGTTTCTATCTCTATCGAAAGCAAAACCACCATACAGTTCCTTCTCTATGCCTTGATATAATTGAAACAAGCTTGGCTGCAACACTTTAGTTGTAGAACAGCTCATCATCAATCCATCAGCAACAGGTTTATAATGTGCCATTGTATGATATGGACATAAACCTATAAGAATAACTTTAACATCTTGAAAGCGTGTTTCTTTAAAACATCTCCAAACATCCTGAGAGAGAGGAGCAATTGTCTTGCCCCTCTTACTATCAGCTTTTAGTTGTTCGTAGATTTTATCACACGCCTCGCTCTCTATGAAAGGCTTCATCTTAGGATGCCAGCTTTCATCAAATAAATCTTTAAACTTTTCCCAATTCATTATAATGATAGTTCTAATTGTCTATATTCTGGTACACTGATGATAGCTGGTCTCTGACTAGCTACTAGTTCTCCTTGTGCGTTTACAAAGAAATCATGAGCACTCATATGATCATTCATCCATGTTGCTGGATGTAGTTCTTTCATTGAGTGTGTTGTGTGTTGATACAAATCCCACAGTGTGCCTTCTACACCATAATCATAAGAAGGTCTAACGATCTCCTTACGAATAATGTTAAGCTGCATTGTACTAATGATTTGATCTTCTACAACCATACGTCCTAGTAGCTCACCTTGCTGACGCTTAGTAATTTCTACCTGCTTCATCAACTCACGTTGTATCTGCATCTCTTTAAAAGCATCACCTGCGCTCTTGATGTATTCAGTGATGGCTGATGGTGTAAACTCTTGAATAGAGCCCTTGTGAGCTTTCTTAAATGTACCCATGTCACCAGACACTACACCATTAGAACATATCATGATGTTTACGCCAATGGCAAACTTCAAGCTCACCTGACGATTATAACTGTTCTGCCATCCAATCTGGATTTGCATCTCACTATCCATAATATTGGTTAGTGTAAACTTACCTGTAGACACTTGGCCATCTGCAGCAAGTGTATATGCTTCTTTACCTAATGTAAAACCTGCACCATCAATAGCTGCTAGTGTAAGGTCAATTAACTGTGCATTGCTTACAGGTTTGTAAGTTGCTGTTTGTGCTGGCACTGGTACATCTGTTAGTAAGTGCTTCAAGCTTGTGTAATCTGTTCTTTTCATGATTGTGATATTTTAATTTTAAGTCCAAAAAATCTTGATAATATTCCTTCTAGGTTTTCTACACCTATGCATTCTATAGAGTCTCCTTCTGTAGTCTCTAACCATTCTATTTCTTGCTGTATCTCATACATGAGTTCTTCCAGCGCCACTGCTAATTCTTCTACGTTCATAGTTTTTTTAATTCTTCTTTAAGATACCTAAAATGATCATATGATCCATCTGTACGCTCATCATCCTTAGTCCAATGTAAACCTATTTCTGATAAACAATACTTCTCGAACTGATTTTCTGCAAACTCTATTGCAATTAATGCAGATTGTTTAGCTATTTGTTGTCTAGTTTCAACATGATGTGGATGAGTAGATGTATTGTAGAACTTGTTATACAGTTCTAGTGCTTCTTCTTTAGCTGTCATAATAGTTGTTTTTCTTTTAGATAATCTTCTATTGCTTGCATACCATGGGCTTTTGCTAAATCAGCCCAATCCTTAATGCCCTCAGATAAATACTTCCTGGGTACATTACAATAACCAAAGTTGAATATCTTGGTGATTTGTTGTGAATTCTCTACGCCTGTTACATCTGAATCAAAACTAAGAATCTGACTAGCAGAATTACTCTTGATATATTCAACGTTCTCAGGAGAGAAACAACCTAGTCCCTCGTTCTGTACAGCACAGCTGCATGGAAAAAGTTTCTTCATCACCATATAATCCTTCTTTGATTTGTTGATAAATGCTACATCGCATTGTTTGATGTCATCTTTACCATCCATCGCAGTGATAGGTACATTGTTTGGTACCCACTTACTCTTCTTATCCTTAGCGTGTGGACGATATATCTTCCATTTATCATCATACAAATAACCAAACCTCAGCTCAAAAGGAACTGAGAACAGTTGTTTGTTAAGATAAACCTTAGATATACTATAAACATTATTTGCTTTCAGGTCATCAAGACTTTGATGATACTGATTCCAATAGGCCAATTCATCATTAGTGAATGCTTTCACAACCACTTGAATGTTAGAATATGCTTTGACAGCACGTACTGGTTGGATGTATTGTGAGACAATACGTTTGTATTGTTCTGTATTGGTTTCTCTAGAAAATCCTAGTCCAAAGTCTCTATCAATTAGTGCTAAAACTTCTTTTAAATCTTTAAGATTAAAAGACATTCTAACAAAATCAAAACAAGAACCTCTCTTACTAGTATCTGCAAAATCAATAAACGTTAATCTTCCTTGCTTATTTCCAATCATGAATGATGGATTACGCTCGTTTCTAAATGGAGAAAACGTCACAACATTTGGCTCCCAATCAGTATTGGGCATATAATATTTAAATATGTCATACTCTGTTATCTTTTCGAGTATCTTTTCTGGCGTAAGGAAAGAAGGTTTTAATCTTCCTGTTATTCCCATTTAATTTATTTAGTTTAGAAAAGAAAGCCCAATCTAAAATAGACTGGGCTTTGCTATAAAAATAGTATGTATCAAATTAAAATTAAAAATCTGCATCATCAGTCGCAATAACCTTGTCTGATTCAACTAGGTTTGCTTCTGGATCATAGTCATGTAACTCTTTGAATGTATAATAATCTTTACAACCATATTCTCCTGTTGCATTAACGATAAATCGCTCATGCATCTTTAACTCAGCAGTTTTCCTGAATTTTAAACCTCTCACTACATCAGGATTATTGTAATCAACTAAGCGCATACTCTTGATAGAATATCCAGGGAAAAATGATTTGATAAAGATGTTTTGATATGACTTAGGACCATCTTCTTTGTCAACAGTTTTTACTGTAGCTAATGCACCAACAGTTTGTGTAAACTCACCATCAATTTGATCTTTCAAGTCTGTTAAATCACCTGACATAACTTTCTTCCAGTCTAGCATAATCTCAGTGCTTAAATCAGAAAAGTCAAGACCTCCCAACCATATACGTACAAATCCTAAAAATTCCTCTTCGCCTATATGTGCTACACGATTATGACGCTTAGCAAACCATACAGGAAGAAGATCTACACTACTAGCCCAGCTACATACACCAATGTCATTGATGTATTGTTTCTTTGTTTCATCCTTATTAACTTTCTCACCATGTTCTAACCAGAACGTAGCAGTAGTTCTAAAGTCACTATTTACATCTTGTAACCATACATTAACTTTCAGCTTTTGCTTAACGTCGTCGTAATAGTTAGTTGCGTTACTGTCCTCTTTCAATTCTATCCCTAAGATATCTTTGAACTCTTTTGTACTTGGGTTGATAGCAAGTACTTTTGCTTCAAATATACCAACCTTCTTTGGAAAATCTCCACCTTGTGGGATTTCTCTTTTTGATCCACCTATTGCCATTGTTTCTAGTTATTTATAATATTCGTCTATTGTGTTTACTACTGTTTGTAAATTATTAGGAATCTTGATGTCAGCAAACATACCATCAGGAGTCTTGGCAGGGAACTTTCTAAACCTATTGGTTACAAAGTTATACGTACAAGTGCCATCTTTGTTTTCTTCTACATAAGTGTAGAGACACATAGTTAATAGACCCTCTAATAAGATTTGATTGTCAATCAGCTTGCCTGCTGTCTTGATTTTGTATCCTATAATCTCTCCACCTTCTTCAATAGTTTCTGGGTGAGTGAAATAGAACACTTTCAAATCGTCACGTAGTTTACGTGCTTCTTGAAACAAGGCCACCATATCTCTAGCCATGATGCTAAATTTAGTGAACCCAACTTCTGTTGCTCGTGACACAATGTTGAAACCCATGATGTAGTTTGAATCCTCAATCACGATGTTCTTAATGTGTGGTGCTTTCTGAGAAATGTTTTGTAACAATCGAGTGATCTCAACTGCGTCATCAACTTCTCTGTAGTTCTTCTTTTCTGTATTATACAGAGCTTCAGAACCTTTAAAGGGTAACTCCTTTTTCGCTACATTGATAATGTAGGTTTCTTCTGGATTTAGGTGCTTAATCGATGTCGATTTACCTGTACCAGTGGATCCAACGATCCCAATCAGTTTACTTGCCATGTTTAATTTATTTAGTTAATTTACTTACTCTAAGTTACTAAATTTCAGAGATATTAACAACTTTAATCTTGTCTTTATCAAAAAATTCTAGTGACTTATTTAACCACTTTTCCTCTACTTCCTCATTGGTGGAAATGATATAAATCTGTGCTTTCTTGTCTGGATTGTTATATTCCATAGCCATGCACCTATTCACCTTTTGAGCTAGATTCTCAGCGTTACTGTCAAAGTAATTTAAAATCACTTTGTTTAAAGGTTTGTATGTTACACCTGTATTACCAATCTTTACAACAGCCATGTGGTTTCCTTCTCCTTCTGTAAACTTTTTGAAGCCCTCTTTGTCAGGCGATTTACTATGGTGTGAAGGGATGCCTAAACTATCTGCAGCATTGGTAGTACCACAAAATACAAGTATACGCTCATGATTATACTTGCTTAATATTGCCTTAGTCATGTTTAACTTAGCAATACTTCCTTGGACAATTCTCATTCTCTTCAGGCGTAACATCATTGTGTCTTTACCCATTTGAGATAATTGATTAATCACCCAACTACACGCGTCAAAATGCTTTTTCTCTGTCCTGGCTTTACCCTTAACAGTTTGAACTACCTTATTGTCCAAGGGAACCTTGATTATTGTTATTTGATAGTCAACAATAACTCCTTCTTGGATAGCTTGTTCAATAGGGTAGTATGCCAATACAGGAAGATCTAATCTCATGTCAAGCTCAGACTCTGTTGAGGTTGATAGAGTGCCTGTCAGTCCTAACACTTGATGATTAAGTAATGTTAAATCTTGTACAGCATCAATCTGCGCATCACTTAACAAATGTATCTCATCAATGATCACCATGTCATACTCATTGTTTACATATTTATGTAAAGATAGGTGTGTTGTATAGGTGATTTGTGAATTGTTGTAACCACGTACTTTGAAATCCTGTTCCCAACTATCCTTGATTTTAAGGTCAGGATAGGCGATTATGATAGATATATTTGAATTCATTTTTTCCAAAATGTTAATTGTTGTATATATCTTACCAAACCTTGGACATAGATTTAGGATGCCCCATTTCTTATCTAACCATATCTGTGCAAACTCTTCTTGTCTTTGATTACGAAGGTTGCTCATCTGTAGGTTGGATTGGATTAGCCACTTCTCCTAAAGCAGATAGCTGTTCACGTATTTTACCCATTTGAAGTTTAATGTCTTCTGCTTCAGTTTTATTATTTGCTACTACAGCTTTCATAAACATGTCGTCAAACTTTGTGTACTGCTTCATTAAATTAAAGATTTCGTCTTTTGTTGCCATTTTTTTATTATTTAAGGTTCTAAAAAATATGTTTTATTTACTATTGATTGATAATCATACTCTGTTATGTTCTTCATTCTTGGTAGTTCTTTAAACATACCCACTTGACCTAGAAAACCTAGACCAATTCTAATATCATCCTCACCATAACTATTTTTAATTAGTCTTAGTGAACGATAATACTTACCACCAAATTCATCTTTAAGCCTATCTAGGTCATAACCACTAGGGTCTGTAACTTTATAGCGCATAGGATCAAATAGTGCTAGTACAACATCAGCATCATCTTGTGTTGATGAACTATCCTTGAAGTCTTCTAGCTGTGGTTCTACATCACCATTCTTAATCCTCATAGGATTAGCAATGTCACGATTAAACTGACTTACAACTATTGGTGAATATCCATACATGTCACGAGCATATCTCAGCTCTTCAGACATCTTATCGATAGCTGCTTTCTTTGTATTATAGTCCTTGGTAACTTTCAATAAACCAATGTGATCAATAACAACCAGTGTTACTGTGTTATCTTCATCAGGAATATACACTCTGTTATATTTATCTATTTCTTCTATTCTACCATTAGCTTCAGCATGTTCTTTCAAGTGCTTAGCTACGCCTATTGGATTATCTGGACCATCAATAACTGTAATGATTTCTGACATGCTGCCAATGTAGTCTCTCTGTCCTAGAAACAAATCATGCTCATCATGTGTCATCTTCTCCTTTTGCCAACCTAATAGTTTACTAACAGGAATGATTATACCAGTATCTAAAAATATCTTCCTAGCTACCCATTTAGCCATCTTGTATGTCTTACTACGCTCCATGGATCTATATATAATCTTTAGCTTGATATCAGAAGCCTGACCATACTTAGATATATACCAATCAAATGGATTGAGGACATATGCATCATCTATAAAAGATGTCTTACCAGAACCTGTTAGTCCACCTACAAGAGTGTAAATAGATTTCCTGATACCAATGTATCTGTTAAGTCTATCAAACCCCATAGGTATGCCACTATTCTTACCATCAATACCATCTTGTACTACCTTGGCTAAATCTTGAAATATCATATATCTGTTGTTCCTACTGGTTTGGGTTTTTCTTCAATTGTTATTCCTTGCTTAACAAGCTCGATGAATGGTTCAAAGCTTCTCTGTGTAAGATATGTTAGACTATTCTGCATGTATTTAAGTTTATTCTCTCCTGATTTGTATGAGTTCTCTTTCTTTTGAAGAACATCAAACTCAACAGCAGCAACTAAATCATCTGCAGTGTATTCTCCTTCTGACAATATGGCATTGAATTTAAGCCTACAGTTCTCAACATCTCTACGTAAAGATCTAGAGCCTGGAAAGCTTTTATCTTTATGCTTAAATGTATCAGTGCCTGGAAATGCTTTCCACCATCTTTGAAAATCTTCAGTGGCAGGCTTCTTCTTAATGATCTTATCTTTAGGAGCTTCCTCTTTAAGAAACTTAAGAACATTCTTGCCTGTTAGTGTGATTTTATTCTCTCCTGATATCAGTCCTTTACGATAAATACCTTGAGCAAGGATCTCCAGTTTAGGATCTCCATTACATGCATCTTTTAAATCATGGCCTTCCTCCACTAGTTTGAGGAGAAAGACCATGTCTAAACTAAAACCATTCTTGAGTAACTCTTTAAAATGATAGAGCGTCAATTTTACGTTCATAATTTCTAATTATTCTGTGATCTATTTTAGCAATTAAACTTTCAGGAATACACACATTAATCTTAGCTCTCTCTTGTAAAGAGTCTAGATCACATAAATAGACTTTATCGCTCATAAAAGCTTCAATTTGAGCGATACCTGGGTCATTTAGTGAGCGATAAAATAGTTCCTTCTCTTCTTGCAAATATACTAAATCCTTGAGATTTTCCATCTCATAATCCTCGATATGTATCATGATTTATCATTATAATTTTCATACTCTCTAAACTTTGGGCTTAAGGTCCTTCCTTCATTATCCCAATAACTTTCACATTTGTCCCCCTTACGAGGTGATTCAGTATAGACCATCTGTCTATGCTCATTCCATGGTGCTGTGTGCCTATAGCACTTAAACTTCACTGGACATTCTATGTCCTCACACATTGTTATATCAGCCATTGTCTTGTTGTTTTTGCTTATCAATAAACTCTTTTATAGATTGTCTTTTTTCTTCATTAAATAAATCTTTAAATTTAATTTCTTGTTCTGTTATTGACATAATCTCTCTTGTTAAAGAACCTGCTGTTTTAGTGCCATCAAGATTCCAACGTATAATTGCAGCTTCTATAGCACTATATAATTCATTTTTCATATTAACAAGCAGCCCAGCCAAAGAATATATACGTCCCTTCTTTCTCTTGTTGAGATCTCTTATATTTAATACAAGCTACATTAGCATCTTGATTAATAAGAACTTTCTCCATACGTACAAACGTAGTGGTTTGCTTGTTCTCTGTATACTCACGAGCATATTTAACAGCATCAGTCTTAGTCTTGAAAGACTTCAACTGCTTGTCTTCCCATCCTGTATACACACTATATCTAAGTTCCCATTTGCTGGTGCCTTTAACAACAGTGTGATCAACAACAGATTTAATCTTGTTGTTATTCTTAACAGGCGCTTGTTCTTCGATAACATAACAGTCACGCTTACTTGTATTCTCTAACATTTCATCAATAAACTGACGTCTGTCTTTCTTACTCTTACGAAATTCAGCAGTTATGTCTCTAAAATTAGTTGTTGTACTGATTGTACCATTGTAAGCATCTCTACCATGCTCTGATTCTGCTGCTTCTACAGCGAGTGTGTATGCTTCGCTAGCATTCATTCCTCTTTGTCTTGTAATAAAAGCATCTGCTCCCATGTTTTTTGTGATTTAAAATGTGTAAAAATTATAATAACGTGTTGTGTTAAAATTATAATATGTAAACAAAATTGTTTACATAAAAAAAGCCCCAGATTTCTCTGAGGCTATTATCAAAACTTGCATTTTTTACAAGTTTAGCTACTATGCACCTATTATTTTCGAATTGCGCCTAGTTTTGTAACAAAACTTGTCAAATTATGTTAAACAACTCGACAAATATTCGAATTATAATGGAAAATTTTACATAATAATGTGTCTTATAATGGAAAATAATACACAGTATTGTGTATTATATGACACTTTAGTGGAAAATATGTGAAAAAATCACATATGATGCAATTAAAAGTGTAACATATTGCACAATAGTATATATTAGTAATATAAACTATTATATATTACTAATATAAATTATACCCCATCGCATATAATTAGTTAATATATTAGCTATTTATACGCAAAAGGGTATAATTTGGTTAATATATTAGCCAATCTTGGTAGTATTACTACTTAATTTGTCAAGTTTTTCACTCATTAAACTTGACATTTAGTCATAATATCCTCTAAAGAACTTCTTCATCTTTTGTAAGAATGTAGGCTGTTGATCTTCAAGTATATGTGCTTCAGGAGGTATTGTTGTATGGATGTGCGTTGTATCAACCTCTTCTGGATTATACTCACGCAATCCAAAATGAAGCTCGAACCAACTCATTGTTGACTGTGCTCTTGTCTTATTACACTTAAAAGTTTTCTTAATAAGTGGAAGAGCAGCCTTACGCCATTCTAATGTTTGTTCTGTTGTCAATGTATACACTCTCCAGAATTCTGGTGTGTCCACTGCGTCCTGATAGGTTAATCCTATCATTTCCATTTGCATAGAGACCAACTTCCTGTTGATCTCTTCTCTTTGTTTGTCTGTTCCTGCCATTAAAATAAATTTAGTTGGTTTGCGATTATTACTGGTCTTCTCTTACCATTGTAATTAATCTTGTTAATAATTCTTTCTGCTTTCTCTATGTAATAAGAATGATTAATATTATCTAGAGGATGATCCTTAGATAACTTATTACACACTGTCATTACCCACTCACCTGCTTCCACTTGTGATATTGGTGCAGCGTTGGATAGACATTCTGGGTTCTTCACTTTTAATAGCTTCTCACCAGTGTTAGATACATAATATCTAATTAGTTTATTATAGACAGTCGTCTTACCATTAAATTTTCCTTCGAAATGGAAATCTCTGTTAGCTTTCTGACGCATAGCAAAATCATAAACGTTGCTATGATTGATGATAGTATCAGCAACAGGGGTATCATTGATAAAGTATTGCTCAAGTGCGATAGGTATAATCCTACCAGACTTATTTTTATGCAACTCAAAATCAGTAAGAAAATCACCTTTTTTCTTGACTTCTCCATTTGTTTTAACTGCGAGGTAGTCGTTGACAGTTGAGAAGATAATTTTACTGTAGTCTGTTCGTTCAAGCTCATATTTTGTTAACTTTTGCCACCATTCATTGATTTCATTCATTTTATCAAGATGTGTCTTTTCTATTCTAATAGTTACACCATCTGTATTAGCTGAGATGACATGTATACCTGCTAATTCATACGCTTCAATAAGCATAAGCAAGCTAAGCTCTCCAGTAATAGTAGTGAACATAGTAAGTTGTCTGTCATAGATCCAGTTCTGGACATCAGAAGACTTACCATATACAGAATTGACAGCAAGCTTAAGGGCACCAACAATGCCTGCAATGCGTTTATCCTTTTTAGCTTGTGGCTTAAGCTCAAGACGCCTCTCAAACATACGTTTATAGCCAGCAAGAAAATCTTTATTAAGATGTTGAGGATACCTGCCATTATTGATAATGATAGCAGGATAATAACTAGACACATCCCAATCAATGATTTCAAACTGTTCATCAGCTTCAAATACCTCTGGCTTGTTCTCTGTGTGCAAGCCACCTTTAGCAAACGTATAAGTGTTGCCATAAAAATTTATGCTTTCTTTAAAATCATCATGAATTGTTAATACAAGACTGTCTATGTATTTTTTGAATTCAATGAGCTGGTTAGTTTGAAAATTTACATATTTAGGACTACAATTTGATACAATGATTTTCTTTCTAAAGAATCCTGTGCGAGGTAAATTAGCATATGTAATTTTCTTCTCTTCACAATAATACTTCTTAATCATCTCATCACCAATCTTACTATCAGAATAATTAATACAGTTAATATCAAACTCTTCTTGTATGTCTAGTCTTAATTGTAATTGATCATTTCCTTTATACAAGGGATGTTCTGTATCACCTGTTGTAACCTTGAAGAACTCATAGGTTGCCATTACATCATTAATACAATAGTTCATTGTGACATCTATCTCTTCTTGAGTCATGTCACGCTTTGTATGATGTATAGGCATCTCCTCAATGTTCTCAAGGTCCATCTCAAACTCTAGTCTCTTCAGACTAACCATACGATTTTTATTATCGTAATGATTAACCTTGAATAAATCTATCTGTTTGAACGACAAATCCTCTTCACGATATTCTGGGAACTGTTCATAATTAGCATCTTCAATAACATCTTGAGCCTTCTGTGCAATTTTAGCACATATTTCTAGACCTCCAAGTTCATGCCAATCATCATGATTACGTATTACCCACTCTACCACTTGAGCATCAAAACGAAGATTATTATAACCCACCCAATAATAGTCTGGCTTATCTTGCATTAGTTTTACAAATGCATCAAAGTTATTCTGCCACTGACTAATTAGGAAATCATAATGCTCATCTTCTTTTGGATCGTAGACATGTATTAGGAATAGTTCCTGCATTGTCTCGATATCATAAATTAGAACGTTCATTTGTCTTCTATTATGTCTATTAAATCTTTCATAGATAATGCAAACAAGCATGAATGTTTCTCTCCATTCCAATAATCAAGATAACTCTCTCTTGGAATAGCCCACCACAATTCTTCATGATGATTGTAGTGGAATACATAGTTATATATTTCTGTCATTTCTTTGTTTTTGTTTATCAATTACCCATATGGCTACTCTCATTATTCTAATTGCAATGTTATAAACAAAGTCTTCTAACCATATAATGGTTTTACTTCTTTGATATGGTTTCATGGTTGATCAATTAAAGATATCCATCCTGTTAAAATGTATTTACTTTGTGTATGACTAACTTGTCCACGATGTGTGTGAGTCCAATCAGCAGGGAAGAATAATAACTTACCTTGCTCTGCTGGTTCTATATGCTTTTGAAGCATAAACTCTGTACCACCATCTTCAACATCATTCAGATAAACCATCCATACAAATAGTCTAATCTTTTCTTGTGTTGATTCATAATGCCAAGCTTTGAAACCTTGACTTGGAAGATATCTTTGAATATTATATGCATCAACATTAACTGTTGTATTTTTAAATATTGGAAACTTATCCATATATCTATACATTTCAACAATCATCTTATCAATAACATCAGTAAGTCTCTCACCATACAATCTTTTAACTGTATCCATGTTTTCCATGAATACATTAAAATCTGATGAATGTTTGATTTCGTGATCTATTCCTCCACCAATAAATCCATCAAATGTATACTTATCATTTGCTTCGAATATTTCAATAATCTCCTCACATTCTTGTTTAGTGAGGAGATTCTTCCTGTGAATAAAATCTACTAATTCCATTGCTCTAACGCTGTCCTGGTTCTATTAGTCTTGATCTCACGTAAGTTATATTTCTCAAGATATTGTCTTTTGCTACGCATGTGCTCAATCTGTAATTCTTCATCAACAGATTTAAATACATTGATGATAGCTTTAATCACCTGTGGTGATTCTATTTCTGGTGCTTTGTTATTCATAGTTCGATTAATTATAGCAGACACCATTACGATACCTGCAAATGTTAAAACATAAAATACTGGATGTAGATTAATCTTCATCGTCTCCATAATAATCCATTGGATCTATTGCTTCATATATATCATTATATGTTACCCAATCAGGTACCTCCATATTATT